GTCAATCCAGTCAATCCAGTCAATCCAGTTAATCCTACCCATCCTAATAATTTATCCCAAACAAAAAAGTAAATTATTTTAAAGGGCTTAAAAGTATATTAATTATATTTAATAAATGGAGCTAGCATATACAGTTATTTTTTTTATATTTATTTTTACTTGGTTTTCTAAATACAATTTTATAAGTTTTGTTTTATTTGTAAACAGTTGCAATATAATCAGAAATGTGCGAATTTATATGTTAAAGAATCAAGTAGAAAATTCACCCAATCCTTTTTTACGTGCAATAAAATGGTCTGGTGATACATTAGAATGGATTAGAACAAAATTAAACTCATCAGGTTCTGGTTTTTCTGAAAGGTGTGGTTTTATCAAATGGTGTGGTTCCAAATATATTGAACTTAATAATCATTTTTTAGAACTTTTAACAATTAGTAAAAAACAAACAATAGAACAATTTGCTGGAGGATTTAATTATACGTTAACAAATGTATTAAGTTTAAAACCACATAATTTAGCCCCAGGGCTAAATTCTCAATCAATTAAAACAACTAATCAGGAGATTAGCCAACTAAATAGAGAATATGAGAAAAAAAATTCAATATATGTTCCATTATTTAGTTCATCAATGAAATTTGCATCAGATTTTACTAAATCTCAAATACTAAAATCAGCCCAACAAACAATTAAAACCCAAGATGAAATATCTGCAATTTCGTCAATAATTAAAGACTTGGATACTCAAATTAAATTAAATGAATGTAATAAACGAATAGATATATATGATTCAGATGATGAGAATTATAGCTCTAAAGAAAAAACTGAATAAACTTTATATAAAAAATTGAAAATATTTTTTTATATCAAGTTTGTTAATTATATGAATTTGTCTATACTTTTATAAATAAAAAAGATAGAGATTATTCTAATTAGAAATCATTTGATTCGCTAAAAGAAATTTTTGCCAAGCTTGAAGAACAAGCTAAATCAGCAAGTTCTTCAAGCTTGCAAGTTGCAAGACTTGCACCCCTGAAGGAAGGAGTAGAAAAAGGTTGGGTTACAACTACAGCACCAATTCAAGTACATGGTCATCTATTTGTTCCCTGGAAAGTTGCAGATGACTCGTTGTATACATCAGCAGATGCACTTTGGTTTTTAGATAATCAACCAAGGTCTTTAATTAGTGTCCATGAATCAGATTCATTGGAACTGGTTGGTCTTTTTTATGGATTAAACAAATTTGGTTCTGTTGATGAAGCAGGAATGGGATCAAATATCCGTATCAAGGAACTAATTGGTACAAGTGTACCAGTAAAAATATCTGTGAGTCAAAAACACAATGGTGAGGCAGCAACAATTTGTGGAATTTTACTAGATGATCAATTTTACTATGTGATCATGTCCAAGTCAGTTCCTACAGTTGTCCAAACACGTGAAGAATTAAATTCTTTAGATTCCCTTAGATATACAACATGCAAAGAGATTGGAAATCAGTTTTTCGATTTGCTTGTTCAAATGTCAGAATCAGACATTCTCGAATTAAAAGGGTTGATGCTCGAATATATTTTTCCAATTGAAAAGATTGATCGAGAATTCAAGCATATTGCCTGTGAAAACCCAGGACTCTATATTTTGGGCGTGAGAGAGTCATCTACTTTAAATCTCTTGCTAAATCCTGATTCCATTTTAACCAAAATGGAAAAATATGGATTTTCAAGAGCCACAGAGTTTTCTGATGAAGAAATTTCTCATCGGATTGAAACAGTTAGGGAGAAATTAGATTTACTTCCTACAACCCTAGATAAACCAAGTTTAGAAGAGTTTGAAACTTGGTCTGAACCAAAAAATTTCTTACGAGTTTGGTCTTATGTTTCACTTGTATATGAACAAATTGTTTGTCCAGAAATTACTAGTCAAGAAATCTTGTCTATTGCTTCTGGGATTCAGCTTGAAAAGTTCACTCTCATTGAGGGAACTATTATTTCAGTCAAGAACTTAATAACAGGTGAAGTATATATGATCAAAGACAAAGATTTACTATACTATCTACTTAGAGGTGTAAGAACTGTTGTAGAAAGTTACAAGACAAAACCTTACTCGGGCAAGCCAATCATATCAAGATCATTAGAACATTGGGTCAATTATTTGACTCCAGTATGGCGAAATGCATGGACCGAGTTTGTTAGTATAATTGCAAAATATATGAGTACACCAAATTGTGTCCAAGCAATTAGAGAAAACTATGCAAAATCAACATCTGGTAGAATTGATGCTCCAGATTTTTTTTCGAGTGTTTCTAACTGGGTTGTATGTGAAAAATCTGGTTCCAATTTTGTTCCAATTCTTATTGTAACAACCGAGTCGGAAGCTGGAAAAGTTAGACCATTGATTACATCTTCAGCCTACGAGTTTACCAAACCTCCAAAATTAGAGCATTTGCCCTTTGGTCAAATTGGAATGATTTATAGTACTAAGCTTGGGATGCTTGAAAAGCTCGAGTCCAATATTTCAATTCTTCGATTTACCGAGCTAAATCTAGCTCAAGTTGAACAAGACAAAAAAGCAAAAGCATTTTTTACCGATTTGATTTCTGACAAACATGAACATATTCCTCTTTGTGTTTCATTTGGAGATCTTGAATTGGCAATCTGTGATCTCAAGTCAGCTGTATCAGAAGAAAATGAATCTCAGACATCTAATAGAACATTTGGTTCAGTATTCAAAGTTGAATACTTTGACAACGAATTTCATCCTTCCAGTACTACTACAACTGGATATGTCAAACTAATGAATATGATGACAAAAATTAATTTCAATGGAAAGTTTGAAAATACTCCAAGTCCTGAACAAATAGAAGTTGCAGAATGTACAGAATTAATTGATTCTCAAATAGTGCCAAGAAACCAAAATACAGGGAACTTGATTGTTAGAAACATCTTTCAAGTCTATCAAGGTCCAACCAATCCTAATTCCAAGTTAGCTGTATTTATTACAGGAATTCCTGGTTTAGGAAAGGATTGGATTGCTGACTATTTGAAGACAAATTTGCTTTGCCTGATTCCAGAATTGGAAGATAAGATCCTGGTAATTAACCAGGATATGTTTGGCTGTGATGCAGAAAGATATGCCCAAGGTTTAGCAAACTGTGTGAAGACCATGTCTTTAGTAATTATTACTAGAAATGGACCAGGTTCACATAAATCTATTGATATCTGCAAAAAAGCTGGCTTTGCTATTCATTTGATTGCTCCACGAGATACTCAAGTCCTTTTACTTGCAGGTTGCATCCAATACAGTCTCCAAAGATCACATTTGGATATTTCTAAATCCCATGTGTTATCTTCTCTTCCAGATGAAAAAAATGTGTCGATTGCTGCAAACTTTTTTGGAGTTTTGGGTATTTCAAATACTTCAATTGCATCAGCAACAGTCTCAAACCCCAGTACTTTTAATCAATCGGAGTACTTGGCAATCGAGTTAGATGAAAGACATTTGACATTTGAGCATGGGCTTGTAACAAATGAACATTTGATTGGAAGAGAAATTGAAGTTAAATCTGTCAAAACAATTCAAGTTACTCAAGATGACTATTTACTCGAGTTTGAACTGTGTGAAGTTCCATCTGATATTAGTGGATTAATTGATTCACATATTCCTCATATCACATGCAAGACTTTAGGATTTGCAAAACCAATACATTCAGGATGGTGGGGATGGATAGTTCAAAATTTTTACTTGGATAGTATAGGAACTGTCAGCTTTGGTTCATGGGAAATAAAAATTGAACCATGTGAGAAGTCTCAAATTGGAACAATGAAGCTATACTGAATAAACATAGTGTTTCAAACAAATATTGTTGTTTTATTAAATTTAATAAAATAACAAAAAAATTGATTTATTTATTAATTAAATTATTTAGATATATTATTATATTAATAACAAATGGTCAAGAAAAATTCAGCTGATAACACAGAATTGGTTCCAAACAATGAGTTAACACAAAATAAGATACATGATGTAATTGACTTGATGTTTGATGAAAGATATGAAATGTATAGTTTTCAACATAATTCATACAATCAATTTATTAATGAAATTGTATTTAAAGAACTTGAAGATAATCCAAATCTTATCTATGAAAATGTAACTAAAGATAAAATTTATAAATATAGATTAAAGTTTTCTAATATTCAACTAAAACCACCAGTAGATGAAAGTTCTAATGAGGATGATATACTATTTCCAGAAGATGCAAGAATTAAGTTTTTAACTTATTCATCAAGATTGATTGCAGATATTAAACAAATACAACAAGTTGTTGACTTGGAAACAAATGAAGTAACTGAAAAAGTATCATTTGAAGATAAATCAGTAACTGTTGCAAAAATTCCTATTGAGTTTAGATCAAATTATTGTTCTACTGTACTTAAAAAAGATAGGATTACAACAGAATGTCCATTTGATCCAGGATGTTATTATATTTTGAAAGGATCAGAGAAGATTATAATGTCTCAAGAAAGAATAGCAGAGAATAAGATTTTGGTATTTTCAAAGAAAGATGCTAATTTTCCAGATGGTATATCATATTATGCTCAAGTAAATTCTAAGAAGACAGAAGATTTAAATTCACAACTTCAGATTATATCAATTAAGATGACAAAAACATATTCACTTGTAATTACTATGTCACAAATGCAAGAAATTCCAGTGTATATATTATTCAAGGCTTTGGGTATAGTATCAGATAAATCAATTAATTCATATATTATGTATAATGAAAATGATACAGATATGTCAAATATTCTTAAACATTCATTAAATCATTATAAGGAAGATAGTTGGAAAGATGATTTTGGAAATGTAAATTATGTAAGATCTCAAGAAAGTGCAATTGATTATTTGATATCAAAGATGAAAATAATTGGAAGAAGATTTTCAGAAACAAATGCTGAAGTTCGTACAATGCAAAAACGTGAGTATTTGATGACTGTGTTAGAAAGAGATTTATTTCCTCATATGGGTACAATTGGACCTCGAGCTGTTGGGTTTACATCTGGTGGTTCAACTCTTCTTAAAAAAGCATATTATATGGGTTTAATGTGTCATAAGATAATAAATTGCTTTTTAAGACGTACAGATATTGATGATAGAGATTCAATGATAAACAAACGAATTGATACACCAGGAGTTTTACTTGGACAGTTATTTAGACAATACTATAAAAAGATGTTAAATGATTGTACAAAGTATTTTAGAAAAAAGAATGTATCTGATGAAAATCCAATTAATATTATTTCACAGATCAAACATACTACAATTGAACAAGGAATTAATACAGCGCTAGCTACTGGAACATGGGGTAATTCAAAAAAGAAGGGAGTTGCACAAATGTTACAGAGATTAACTTATATGCAACTTGTTTCTTCGTTAAGAAGAATTATTACACCTCAAGGTGATAAATCCTCAAAAATTGATAGAATGAGATATGTACATAATACTCAGTATGGTTTTATTGATGCAATTGAAACACCAGAACATGGTCATAATGTAGGTACAGTTAAGCAGTTATCAAACCCTGCAACTATAACTATTAACTCGTCAACACAACCAGAAATAATTAAAAATATATTAGCAGGTCATATATTGGAACTTACTGATTTGCAGCCAATTAAATTTAAAATATACACTCGTGTATATTTAAATGGAGAATGGTTAGGTATGTCAGATCAACCAGTCAAGCTAACAAGTATGTTAAAATCAAAAAGATTTACTGGAGAAATAGAAAAATTTGTATCTATTTCACATAACTTTAATACAAAGGAGATCAAGATTAATACAGATTCTGGTAGAATTATTAGACCATTGTTGCGAGTAGTAGACAATCAATTAGTTTTAACTGAAAAGATGGTTGATCAGATTAATATCAAGTCAAAAACTGATCCAACTCAAATTCATAAATGGTCAGACTTTTTACTCAAATATCCTGAAACAGTTGAGTATATTGATCCAGAAGAACAGGAAACTCTGATGATTTCATTTTGGTTAAAGGATGTTAAGGCAGAACATGAGAAAATGTTAACACCAATAAGTAAACCTAATTCATTTGGAGATCCTGCAAATAGATATAATGATACAGTATATAAAAGATTTACTCATTGTGAATTTCATCCATCAATGACTTGTGGAAATATTTCATCAAATGCTCTTTTTTCAGAACATAATGATGCACCTAGAAATTATTTCAATTTCTCGCAAGCAAGACAAGGTTTAGGAATTTATTCATCAAATTACAGACATAGGGTTGATTTGGCTTATAATCTATGGAATCCACAGGTCCCACTAGTATATCCAAGAACTGCAAAGTATACAGGATTGTTAAATTTACCTTATGGACAAAATGCAGTTGTAGCAATTGCTATGTATACTGGTTATAATCAAGAAGATTCGATCTTGATGAATCAATCTTCTATTGAAAGAGGTTTCTTTAGAGCAGAATCATATAGAAAAGAATCAGAAGAAATAACAAAGAATCCAGCAACAGGTCAAGATGAAATATTTGGAAAACCAGATAGAAATAAAGTTGCAGGAATGAAGGATGGAAATTATGAAAAGCTAAATGAAAAAGGTTTTGTACCAGAAGAGACTAGAATTAAAAATAATGATATGTTATTTGGTAAACTTACACCCATTCAACCAGGCGAAGACTCTAATAAAGTATTTAAAGATGCAAGTCTTATGTATAAAGGTGGAGTTGACGCAGTTGTTGATCGAGTTTATACTGGAATTAAAAATGCAGATGGATATGAGATGTATAATATGAGGGTAAGACAAGAACGTATTCCCAGAGGAGGTGATAAATTCTGTTATACAGAAGATCATCAAGTTCTAACAACAGTAGGTTGGGTTGGTATCAAAGATGTAACAGTTGATCATCAATTAGCTTGTTTGATTAATGGTAACAAACTGGAGTATCATAATCCATTAGAAACACAAGAACTTGACTGGGATGGAAACTTATATACAGTTCAATCTAATCAAGTTGATTTGAAAGTAACTGATAATCATAGAATGTGGGTTGGAGATCGCACCGGTACCAAATGGTCAATAAAGTCAGCCAAAGATTGTTATGGTAAAAGATACAAATATATGAAGAATGTTGAAAACTGGGTGCCAGAAGATCCAATGGAACATTTTGTTCTTCCTGGAGTTAATGGTGGAGAAGACAAGATACTAGATATGAATGCATGGTTAGTATTTTTTGGTATATGGATGGCAGAAGGATCAACACCAAATAGAAGTGGTGTATATTTTGCAGCACATAAACAAAGAGTTAAAGATGAACTTGAACGTATTTGTGAGATTTTAGGTTTTACAATTGGTAAACATCTTGACAAAGGAAAAAGAGACAATTATTATGTGAGTGGTTGTAATCTATATGACTATTTTAAACCACTATCAGTTGGTTCAACTAATAAACAACTTCCAGATTGGGTTTGGAGATTATCACGTGAACAATGTAGAACATTAATCAATGGAATGATGCTTGGAGATGGTCATACTATGGCAACTGGTACTCGTAGATATGATACATCATCAACTGTACTTGCAGATCAATTTCAAAGATTATGTTTACATGCTGGTTGGTCTTGTAATAAAATGGTTAAATATGAGGCTGGACATGAGGCAACAAAAGCTGATGGCAAAGTTATTAAATCAACTGTTGATGCATATAGATTAACTATAATTGAATCACAAAATACCCCAATGGTTAATAAAAACATTACTCCTGATGGTAAAGAAAGACATGATGCTTTTGAGGCCTATAAGGGGAAAGTATATTGTTGTACTGTTGTTGGTGATGGTGTAATATATATGAGACGTAATGGAGTTGTAGTATGGAGTGGTAACTGCAGTAGGCATGGTCAGAAAGGAACTATAGGAACAACTTTACGTGCAGAGGATATGCCATTTACAGCTTCAGGAATTCGTCCAGATATAGTTATAAATACTTGTTGTATCCCTTCGAGAATGACGATAGGACAACTTTTAGAAGGTGTCCTTTCCAAGTCTGCTGCTCTTGAAGGTCAAACAGTGGAGACAACACAATTTGAACGTGTTGATATGAATGAAATGGGAGAAATTTTAAAATCTCATGGATTCGAACCTCATGGATTAGAAACCATGTATTGTGGTTTTACTGGCAAAAAAATGGAAGCTCAAATATTTATATGTCCAGTTTATTATTTAAGATTAAAACATTTGGTCCAAGATAAGATCCATTCAAGAGCACGTGGACCAGTTACTCTTTTAACTCGTCAGCCACCAGAAGGAAGATCAAGAGATGGTGGGCTGAGATTTGGTGAATCTTGCCAAAGCAAGTACAAAATACTTGCTAGTCTACATGTGGTAGGCAACATAATCAAATTGCGGGGACGTCCTGGCATTACTATAATAGGTAATGTTTTTCAATCAATAGTGCGATACTAAACTATAGGTGAAAGTCTATAGTGGTTCATGTTAACTGCATGAAGTATAGTAAAAAGTCGCAACAGAAGGATAATCCGCAGCCAAGCTCCTAAGGATTTAATAATTTAATAAAAAAATCTATGGAGAAGGTTCAACGACTAGATGGTTATGGGTGGGAGTAGATATTCTGCTCCTGCTTAAGGTATAGTCTAAACCCACTGGTAACAGTGATCACTCCAAGGCTTTAATATCCCACAGTTTGGTATTATTGTCGAAGTTTGATTAGATCACTATAACTACTTTTGATTAAATACAAAAGTAGATACACTTTAAAAAAACAAGTGTATGGTCTAGGTATGATCTTAACAAAAAAATTTAATCAGTTTTAAGATCTGGAGATGGAAAGAGATTGTTTAATCGCGCATGGCATTCCGCTATTCCTTAAAGAGAAATTTATGGACTCGTCTGATGGATATACAATGCATGTATGTGGCGAATGCGGGTTAATTGCTCGTAAGGTAATGAATAAGAATGTATATATATGTGAAGCATGTAAAACTTCAGATACTCATAAAGTACAGCTTCCATATGCATTTAAGCTAATGATGCAAGAATTAATGGCTATTAATATTCTACCAAGAATTAGAGTAGAACAAAATGAATTTACTAATTCTGTCTAAAGAATTTGGTAGTTTTGTTAATCATGGAGAGAGATTGAATAAAAAAAATTGATATTAATTTATTTAAAGCATTGATATATATTTATAGATATATATCAAACAAAATGACAAATAAAGCAAAAGGTGATGCGTATGAAAAATATATTTGTGGTGAATTAAATTCAGAAGAAAATAAGATTGCTTGGTTATGGAATAATATACCATTAAGAGAATTAAGACAATGTGGAATAATTTATTCAAATAATGCACATAGATTAGAAAGAAAAAATACTGATGAATTAAATGATCAAATGGATTTAGGTTGTGATATATTGTTAAAAGAAAATAATGAATACAAGATTGTTCAATGTAAAAATTACACAAAAAATAGTATAAGTATTGATAAATTAGGTGGATTTTTTAATCTGATGATGCAATATCAACTAAAAGGCTTGCTTTACTACACATCTAGACTTTCATCTAAATTAAAAAAAACATATAATGGTCAATTTTACCAAGCTATATTCAAACCATTTTATGAACAGATTGAATTAGATGTTGATATTAAATGTAAGTATACAAATATTATTGCAAATATGTATCCATATCAAATATATGCATATAATTCAATTAAAGAGAATTTAAATCCAAGATGTATTTTACAAATGCCTTGTGGATTAGGAAAGACAATTGTTGCAATGAAACTTGGTTTAGATTATGATCAAGTTATATTTATATCACCATTAAGACAATATTGCAAACAAAATATTTCAAGATTTAAATATGAAATAAGTTATTTAGGATATGAAACTTTATTAATTGACGCTGATGGTACTCGTGACATCAATCAAATTTCAGATTTTATAAAAACACACAAAAAGTTGGTATTATCAGTATGTTTTAAATCTGTTGATGTTTTTAATAGTATAAAACAGCATTTATCAAATTATATTGTTATTATTGATGAATTTCATAATATAACAAAAGATGATATAACAGAGAGTTCTGAAATGAATAAATTATTTAAATCTGATGATAAAATATTATTTATATCAGCAACACCAAAAATATTAACATTTAATACAACAGAAACTAGTAAAAAAATATTTGGCAAAATAGCATATAGTTATGATATGGGTAATGCAATTAAAAAAAAATATATATGTGACTATGATATTTATATTCCAAAAATAACATTAAATCCAATTGATGATATTTTAGAAGAAATTGATATTCATAATTTTGACCAAAGTATTATAACAAAATTAAAATTTTTAATAAATGGTTGTTGTGAAATAGGTGTAAGAAAGTGTATAATATATTTACAAACTAAAGCTGCTGCTGAAGAGTATGTTAAAGCAATTAAAACTTTGAATGAATTTTATTCTATTGGTATTTGGTCAGACTATATTGTTTCAGATGATTCTGCAAAGTCACGAAATAATAAAATCAACAATTTTATTTCAACTGATAAATTAGCACTATTTTGTGCTGTACATATCTTAGATGAATGTATAGATATTCCAGAATGTGATTCAGTATTTTTAACATATCCATCACAAAGTAAAATTAAAAATATTCAAAGAATTTGTCGTGCAAATAGAATTGATAAAAAAAATCAGAGTAAAAGATCAAGTATTTTTGTATGGGCAGATGAAAATGATGATTTAGTTGAATTAATAGGTCATTTAAAAGAATATGATGAAAGTTTTAGTTTTGGAAAAGTTAATATTATGGATTTCATATCAGATAAAAATATTTTATTAGAAAAAAATTCAACAAATGAGGAAAATAAAATACTATATGATGATTTAGAAAAATTTATAATTGGAGTTAAAAAATTAGAACAAAAAGATAATAGATGGGAAACAAAAAGACAAATTTTATTTTTTTTTTGTTCTAAATATTTTAAAACACCATCAAGAAAAGAATTTTTAGATCCTACAGATGGAATAGGACTTTGGTATGAAAATCAAAAAAGAAAAATAGTATCAAAAGATGATTATATATATTTAAAGTTGGCAGAAAATCCTATAGTTAAAGAGAATATTGACAACTATATAAAGGAAACAATTAGAAAGACAGAAAATTTAACTAATTCTAATTTTGAAGATAAAGTAAAATATTTATTTGAATTTGCAAATATTAATAAAAGGTCACCATTTCAAAATGAAAAATATACAGTTACTAATACTAATGCAGTAATATCAATAGGATCATTTTTACATGACCAATTACATCATAAACATATACAAATTGGTAATGATAAATATAATAAACTAATTCAAAATGAATATATTAAGAAAAGAATTGATGAATTTTTTAAATCTAAAGAAATGAATAAAGTAAATATTTCTTCTGAAGAAAAAAAAAAATTATTATTTGAATATGTTGATATATATAAGTATACTCCTAATCAAAAAATAATTTATAAAAATGTAAACATTGGACAATGGTTTCAGGATCAAAAAAGAAATATATATAGCAATAATAGTCCTAAATATATTGAATTGTGTGAAAATAAAATTATTAAAGATACTCTTGATGATTATATTGCAATTAGAGAAAAAAACACTAAAAACATGCCTGAGCAAAATAAAATTAATGATAAGATTAGTATTAAAAAAATATATGAGAATACATATAAAAAATTATTAGAATATATAAATACAAATAAATCATTACCAAATAGAAAAGATAACTGTGAAATTTCTAGATGGTTATATGACAGAGCAAAAACATTAAAATCTACAGAAGAAAAAATTTATAAAGAATTTTACGACAATAAAATAGTACTTGATTATTTTGACTCTTTTATTAAAAAAAATAATAATACCCAGTTTAAAGAAAATAAAATAGAACCCAAACAACCTAAAAAAGCTATAGAAAAACAACCAAAAGAAGATAACCCAAAACCTAAAAAAGATGATACAAATATGTCAAAATCTGAGTCAATCAAGCTTTTAATAGAATATTGCAATAAATATAATAAATGTCCATTGTCAAGTGAAAAATATGAAAACTATTCATTAGGTAAATTTTTATCACATTTAAAATTAAATGATATTGAATCATCTGATTCTCCTATTTATAAACAATTATCAATTTATCCAGTTATTAAAGAAAATTTAGATAAGTACATTGAAACAAAAAATAAAAAAATTACTTTTGACGATGCACTCCAACTCTGTATTGAATTTGTTAATGAAACTAACAATGTTCCAAATATTAATACCGTTTATAAAAATTATCCTCTTGGTAAATGGTATTCTCAACAAAAAAAAGAGATTAAGAACAAATCTGATAAAAAATATATTTGTCTTTCAACTAATCAACTTATCAAAGTTAATATTGATAAAATATTTAGCAAAAGAAATAAAACAAATGAAATTTAATCTAATTTAAAAAAATCTAAATGAATAAAAATGTATATATATATATGCATTTAAGCTAATGATGCAAGAATTAATGGCTATTAATATTCTACCAAGAATTAGAGTAGAACAAAATGAATTTACTAATTCTATCTAAAGAATTTGGTAGTTTTGTTAATCATGGAGAGAGATTGAATAAAAAAAATTGATATATATTTATAAATATATATCAAACAAAATGACAAATAAAGCAAAAGGTGATGCATATGAAAAATATATTTGTTGTGAATAAAAACAGCATTTTAATAGTTTTGGAAAAGAATATTATCATATAATGACTTACACTTTTTTTTACAATTTTTACAACAGGATCCTATTACTTTGTATAATGCTTCAAAAAAATCATTTCCTGCATCAATAATCTTATAACCCATTACCATCCTATGCTGATGGAATGACCAAACTTTCAGTTTTAATATATTTCTATCTCCAATTCTATTATCACAAATCTGTATTTTCTTTAGTATATAAAATTGATATTTACTATTATTTTCAACAATTCCAAGCATAGGAAAAGGAAACTGACAACTTCGAATTATTTTTTCATTTTGACATAGAATTTTTATTTCATTTTCTCCTGCAAATGGACGACGAGCTACAGAGCCTAAACCAACACTGAAAAATTTTCTTTTAAAATTTATTTCACCAATGTTTTCCTTCTTATATAAAAAAGTAAGAATATAATTTATCAAATTTGATGGTAAATTTGATAAAATATCTTCAAGAGTTTTTATTGGTTTCTTCTTTTTATGTAAAAAAGAAGTAATTAAAGTTACCAGATTAGGTGGTAACTCTAAAAGTATATCTTCAACGGTATTAATTTTTTTTTTGGACATATTTCATTAATTAATTTTATTTAAGATATTCTATTCAAGATATACTATAAAAAAAAAAATTCAATTTTTTTACATTTACTAATACAGTAATATCAATAGGATCATTTTTACATCATAAATATTTACAAATTGGTAATGATAAATAAAGCAAATGAAATTTAATTTACATCTAATTTAAAAAAATCTAAATGTCTATAAATGTATATATCTTTAAACATTTTAAATCCAAAAAATCCAGACATAAAAATTCCAAATATCCATATAAATTTATATCCAAATAGATAACCAAGTATTGATAGTCCTAAAGAAAAATATATGAAATTTCTCTTATAATATAGACCTAAAAATATTTCATTTACATCTATGTTACCATTGCAATTTGAAATATGAAGACCTAGCTCTAAATTACTAGGTACTAAAAAAATACAAAATATAAGAAAATATCTAAATATTTGATCCATTTGATTAATAACCTAACTATTTAATTGAATAATTAGATAATTATTCAATTTTTTTATCTAATTTTAACTAATAATGATTTTGTTGAAATTAAATCTTCATATTCAAAAGAAAATGTATCAACCTGATCATTAAATGGATTAATTTCAATAAAATGTACTTGCTCTGTTATTTTATCAATATATATATCAACTGTGTATAATGGAATTGTATTATATATTTTTTCAAATTGATTAAACCAATCAAGAATTAATCCAACTGGAACTGTTATTTTACTTGAATAAAATTCTGGTTTATATACACATATACCAACTAATTTTTTATCAACTATAAATAATCTAAATTCAATACCATTTGAAGGTCTCCATTCTTGAAAAACTAGATGTAGAGATTTAACTTCATTTTGTTTAACTAATAATTCTAAATCCTCCATAACTCTTTCTGATCTTAATATTAAATCATATACATTATCTAATTCAGAAACTAATAACTTTGATTTTCTCAAGTTTTCTAACTTTAATTTTTTTCTATAAGAATCACTATTATTTGCTTGATATTTTTTTTTGTAAGCATCTTTTGGAGACCTTTGTGAAACTCTAAAAAAATATTTATTAGAGTTTTCAAATAATTTATTAATTTGATCTCTAATTGTTTTTTTAAATTTTTGTTTATTTAAAAAATATTTTACATCTTCTATTGTAACTTCGACTAGTATATAATTAGTAGCAGGTTTATAACTATTTCCATTAATATCATTTGCATACCAATTATTAACATGCATATACCATTTATCAACAGTATATGCATTATCTTGTTCTAAAGAATATTTTGATTTCATTATTTTGTATATTAGATTATAATTATTTATTTTTAGATATAATATAATCAACTAATGCTTGATAATATATTTTATATGATAAATTTGGTACTGTTTTATTCATTGTAACAGAACATCCGCCAGTTTCTAATAAAGATACATCAAAACTTGTTATATTTCTATCTAATGCTTCATGAATTATTTTAATTGTATTTGATTTGTTTGATTTATTAGATAAATTATTCACATGTAAATGTAAACTAAATATTTCATATGGTATATTTATTAATTTTATTTTATCAACTAGATCTATAAATGATTCATAAGTTAAAGAACCACATGTATCAGATAAACATATATTTCTTATATTTAATTCATTATAATAATATTCTATTTCAGATAAAATTTTTTCATGGGATATTGGTCCTATTTGAGGACAATTATCTATACAACTTATATATAATTTTATATTACCTTCAAAATTTAAAATTATATTCTTTATATCTTCTTTTGTTTCATCTATAGACTTTCTTGTATTTTTAAATTGAAATGAATCAGATACAGATGTAATTAATGATATATTTTTGCATTTTATATCTTTAATAATAGATAATTTACTAAAATTTGGAATTAATAAATAATTATTTTCATTATTACATTTTTTATACAAATCAATAGAATCTGCTAATATAGGAAGGATTTTTGGTGAAACTATTGAACCAATTTCAATAAATTCTGGATTATATTTTTTAATAATTGTTTTATAAATTTCATATTTTTTTTCTGTTGTGAACACAGAATCTTTATTATGAACTAAACTTTGTAACCCATCTCTTAAAGTAACATCAAATGGTCTAGGTGACCCTATTAATTCATAAGTTAATTTATAATTTTGATTAGTATTTAACCAATTTATAAATGACTTGTAACAAATAGGATCGGACATTAAGTATAGTATATTAAATTATTTTTATATAATGTAATTTGATAAAAAATTGAAATAAAATTGAAATAAAATTATATTAAAGAAATTATTGTAGAAATAATTACTGTAATAATGGAAAATAAAACTGAAATTAATGATATTCAATTTAGATGTTGTGATAATAATAAGGACAATCATTTAGAATTTATTAAAAAACTAATTGTTAAAAAAAAATCTAACCCCTTTACATGCGAAGAGGCTGCTTATGGCGGTCATTTAGAGTGTTTGAAATATTTACACGAGAATAATTATCCTTGGGATTGGGACACACCTTATTATGCTGCTATGGAAGGACATTTAGAATGTTTGAAATATGCGCATGAAAATGGATGTCCATGGAATGAGCACATTACTGAATATGCATCTCGTAAAGGACATTTTGAATGTTTAAAATACGCATTTGAGCATGGGTGTCCAATGAATAAAGTATTATGTATTGAATATTCAGTTACAGGTTGTCACCTTGAATGTGTAAAATATTTACAACAAAACGGATGCCAATTAAATCGTAATAATAATCAGTATTGGGTGTGTGCTATGATTAATTCCGATTATGAACTATTATCTTATTTACTTGATAATGGTTGTAGATTTGATATTAAAGATGCTATTGGACACGGTGTTATTTTTACAGATTGTGAAGGAAAACAATTAGGTGAAAATGATTTTAATAAGGAAGACGTAAAAAAACCAGGATTTGTTTTTGCAAAAATGGCGGAATTAATTTAAGACAAAATTAAAAGTTTTCAAATCCTTCTTCTAACCATTTCATAATACGAGTTGGATGTAATGCAACCATTATTAATTCCTCAAAAAAAATATCTACCATATTTTTTTTTGTTTTCATATAATCAATTTCAAAGATAGACGGATTGTTTGTTAACAGATACCAATCAATATTATCTGGTTGTTCTTCTAATAAATGCATAGCATTTGGATTGGATGATAATTCATCCCAACATTCAGGATAAAGATGATCAAAATATTTTTCTAACAAATTAATAGCATTTGGATTACTAGATAAATATCTTAAATTTATTACATTATTAAAAAAAACAACTGGTTTATTTTCATTTGCTTCTAATAAATAAATAGCATTTGGATTGGATGATAATTCATCCCAATCTATTTTATCTGGATTTTTTTCTAATAAAGGAATAGCATTTGGATTTGATGATAGACCTCGCCAATAAATTTTATCTGGATGTTTTTCTAATAATGGAATAGCATTTGGATTTGATGATAACCATTCCCAATGAATTTTGTCTGGATGTTTTTCTAATAAAGGAATAGCATTTGGATTTTCACATAACGATACCCAATCTATATTTATTTTATTTGGATATTTTTCCAATAAAGGAATTGCATTTTTATTCCATCTTGATAACAATTTCCAATCTATTTTATCTGGATTTTTTTCTAATAAATGAATTGCATTTGGATTCCATCTTGATAAAGTACTCCAACAATCTTCATTTAATTTATTCAAATTTTTTTCTAATAAAGGAATTGCGTTTTCATTGTTTGACAAAATACTCCAACAATCTTCATTTAATTTAGCCAGATTTTTTTTCAATAAATGAATAGCATTTGGATTTGTACATAACGATTTCCAATCTATTTTATCTTGATTTTGTTGCAATAAATGAATAGCATTTGGATTTCTACATAACGATTCCCAATCTATTTTATCTGGATTTTTTTCTAATGTATGTATAGCATTTGGATTTCTTGATAAAATACTCCAACAATCTTTATTTAATTTATCCAAATTTTTTTCTAATAAAGGAATTGCGTTTTCATCGTATGACAAAGTTCTCCAACATTCTTCATTTAATTTATCCAGATTTTTTTCTAATAAAGGAATAGCATTTGGGATTGCACTATTATCGCACAACATTGCCCAATCTATTTTATCTGGATTTTTTTCTAATGTATGTATAGCATTTGGATTTCTTGATAAAATACCCCAATCAAGTTTATCTATATCTATCCAATCTCGCAATTTATATACAACTTCATATTTTCCCATTATTTATATAATAAAGATATTTTTTTATATAAATATTCTATATTAACTTATTCATTATTTTAGGTGTATCCAAATTATACATATTTACTAGTAAATTTCTAGATAATGGACCAAATAATTATAAGAATTCTTGAAGGAGAATTTGTCAATAGCAAAATAGTTAAAACTACAGACAGAAAAATAAATTAATTTATTCAAGTAATATACTTGAACCAAAAAAGTAAATCATATTATAAAAAATATTTTTATTCATTTATAAATCTTTCATATAATTCAATATTAATTTTATTTTCTTTATGTAATCTTATAATTGCTTCAATATCAGGTCCATTATGAAATGCACAATAAATAAAATACATTTCATCGTCAGTTTTTATATTACCAATAATAGACAAAATATTCAAAGCTTTATCTAAATCAATATTAAATATTCTACACAACCTTAATAAATAATTTTCCGAATAAAATATAAACTGTGAACCATATCCGTTTCCATATAATTTAATATCACGGCTTAATAAAATTTCATTTAATTTACTTTTTTCTTCTGGTGTATAAGAATTATAATTTTCTCTGAATGTACTCCATATGAATGTACTCGATATTTTTGAAAGTAAAGTCGCTACAGGTTTTAATTTATTAATTCTAAATATATCAGGTCCGTCTTTTTCTAATAAACCAAAAATATCATTAACATTAATTTTTTTAATTATAGTTATATCAATATCATCAACTTTATCATCTATGTCTGCAATAATATTTTCTTTTGTAATTGTAAATTTTTGTTTTATTTCCACAACTTTTAATATATTATCAAAATAATTATATTTAATTAAATAATCTCTAAATTCTTCTAATGATTTTTTAAAATTATTTTGTTTAGATATAAAAATTATTTCATTATGATTATCTTTAAAAACTTTTAGAGGATTTCTATTTTCCTTATGTTTTTCAATATTTTTATTAATTAAATTTTTAACAACATCTCTATAATCAGCATCAACCATTTTTAAATCATAAATTAAATTTTTATCAATTTCTAAAATATTTAATAATCTTTCATCTGATTCAGTAATTGTACCTCCAAATAATTTTATAGATTTGAAATTTTTTAAATCTAAATATTTTTTTTTATATTTTATATATTTAGAAAAATAATTATTAAATGAATTTTCTCTAGCAAGTTTTAACTCTTTCGATTCTTCTGGGATTGTATTATATATATAATTGTCATCATCATGTTGTATAACTTTTATTCCATCAATAACATTACATATTCCTAAAATAAAAACATTATACTCTTCTTGTATTTGAGAATTTTCTTTAATAAAAGAATTAATTATAGTAGACAATCCTATTGATCTAAAATTCCATGAAAAATGTTTATATAAATCTAATTCTAGACCACTATGTTCTTTATTAACAGGATATGGTGCAGCTAATAATCCACGTATTACATTATTGGGAAGATCTATTGATATACTATAATTATAAATTTCTTGGTTTACAAAATATCTTCTTAATGATAAATTATATATTTTTTTAAATAAATTAAAATAAGTAAATCTTTCATCTAAATATTCTGTTTCTTCTTTATTAATAAATTTTAAAATTAAATCAGATAAAATAGTTGAGTTTCTAAATGTATATTCATCATGAACATTAGACTTAAAACCTTTGTAAAAAATTTTATAAATTTCTTCTAAACTATATTTTTCTTTTCTATCTCTATTAATTTTTAATTTTTCTAAAATAAATTTAATAATATCTATTACTGGCATATTCATTACTTTTAAATAATTATCATAAAAAAAATCTTCTTCTATTAAATCTGGTTTAGTATGATACAAATAATATATAATTGCCGAATTTATACTTCTATAAGGTATACCATCACTAGTACTATAGTTATCAATTGTATAAGTAACTCCCTCATTTTTTGTAAAACAAGAATTTACTTCTTTGATATTTATTAATTTATATAATCCATTAGTATAAATTTTTTTTTCTAATAAATTTAACTCTACATTAATATCTTTATTATTTCTTTCATCAAATGATATTTTTTTTAATTTATTAGATGAAAATGAATCACCATTTAATCCAAGATTAAATAATTGAAACATTTTTTGTTCTAATCCAAATCCAGTTTCAACTAAAGTATAAATACATATTTTTTCAGGTACTTTATATCTACTTCCTGATTGGAATCTGGAAGCTGAATGACCACTAATATAATATAAATTAGTTTTTTCATTTTCTACACTTTTTATCATATAATATTAATTATATATTTTTTTATATTTTAAATTCTGACATTATATAATTTTTTTATCCTACAAAAAGTTAAATTAAAAGTTTGTAATGATAAGTACAATTATAAATAGATATATAATTTATTTATAATGATACATTTAATAATCTTAATAAATTTTCATTTGTAATATCAGATTGTTGATTTTCAATTTCTTCCAGAGTGATATCTCTAATAGATAATTTACTAATATCTAGTGGAACTTTTTTAAAACTATCAATCATTAATCCAGCTTGTATGACTACATTTCTACTACTTACATCTTTTAAAGCAATTTGTATGTTTTTTTCTGTTAATTCAGTATTAACTGCTTTAAGATATTCTATTGCTAAAAATCGTTGTATTGTTCCTAATTCTTGTGGATTTGTAAAATCAAAATTATCTTGAACATTTTTTTGATTACCACTAAATCCCATAAATAAAGGTTTGCCATCAGATGTAAAGTCTACACAATATACATTCTCACCAACATAACTTCCCATTGTAGTTTCATATAACGAATGACCATATATATAACAACCATCACCTAATTTTATTTTATCAGATTTATTATGTACAAAAAAAAGATTTTTAATATAATATATAATATATAATCTTTTACTTTTATTTTCATTAAGTAGGATATTATTAAGTTCATTATAATCTTCTTCAAGTAATTCTTTACTATTTATATATGATTTTATAATATTAATTTCAATATTTCTGTTATAACCAAGCATATTTGATTTTATTTTAGAATTAGAATTAATAAGTTGATCAATAATACTAATATTTAGTAATTTATTAATATATTCTGGTATAACTGCATTAAGAATTGCAAACATAGTCATGCCAAAAGCATTTGTACAATCCATAATTGGTGTAGGATCTCTATCAGTTTCAATAGTGTTGAAATTAAGTATTTCATTTAGAGGATAATTAAATAAAGGTACTGGATATAATCTAATATTATCATAATAATTACTTTCCATTCTTAAATTACGAATACCTATTATATCGTGAGGGAGTGGTGCTCTATACCATCCTGGGTAGTTATATTTGTACATATAATTTTTACTTGTATCTGCTGAATAATCAAATTTAATATTTATTGTTTGATAAAATTTTTTAATTGCATTTGCAGCTTTATATCTAATTTCTGTTTCTCCAGGATTATTTGAACATATACATTTATGTTTTTCCCAATCAGTTTTTTGACAGTTTTTTGAACAATAACCAATATATCTACACTTAGAACATCGTAATAAATTTTCTATACTTATGTTACAAAAACTACATTGTCCACTTTCACCACCATTTTGTATTAAATTTTTTTTTTCAAGATACTTTCTTTTATATTTTAAATATTTATTTTTATACATATGATATAGTATTATATAATTTTTTTTACTTGATTATTCACTATTATTAGAATTATTTGGTTAAAAAATATTTTTTTTGTTTTTCTATCCCATAATGTTGTAGCAATTCGGAAGGACCTAGAGAATTATGAACCATAGTTGAGATTGTAATTCTATAATTAGTATTTTACTTTATAGTTTATTATTCTAAACTAATCCTAATAAAACATCAATTTCATAAGTATCATTACCTGCTTTCTCCATCTCTTTCTTCTGTTTCAACAAACGTTTTTTTTCATCTCTAGTTAGTTCTTTTTTCTCTTTTGGTTTTTCTTCTATTTTATTACCAAGAGAATCAAATTTTTCTTCTTCTCCATCTAATTTAAGCTTTCTA